AAGTTGGCTGGATTACGTTATCCGTAAAAGGCGAAATAAAACTAGTCACAATTGACTCCTTGTTCTGCAAGCCTTTTGGCCTTTTGTAATGCCTTAGTGGCTATATTTGATGCGCTAATCTTTTCTTTTGTTTCTTGGGTGTGTGTTTTTCCAAGAAAACTTGCATGTTTAAGCTTTTCAGCATCTGGCATTTTTCTACCAACAAGAGATTTTCTAATCTTTTCTTTTGTTTCTTCACTCATTGGTTTTCTTGGTCTGTTTTTATGGGCTTCAGACATTTTTTTCTTGGTTTCTTCTGAAGCCTTTTTACCGAGATTTTTTCCAATGTTTGACAATCTTATTTTTTCTATTTGGTCATTTGACAATTTTATACCAAGCTTAGAGCCAAATTTCTTTGATTTTTCTTCTTTGCTTAATTTGCTCATAGATAGCTTGCCAGCAATAGATTTTGCAACTTTTTCCTCATCTGTAAGCTTTTTCCCAACAACGCCCTCGCCGCCATCTGTAAGGTTATAGCCATTTGGGGCTTTTGTATTGTGTTGAATAATTAACATTTTTTCAATGTCACATGCACATTCAAAATTAAAAGCACTAGCAATATGTGTAAATATAAAATTTTCTTTACCATATTTTTTTATTGCAGAATGCAAAGCTGGCGCACTTCCATTAGCACAAAGGTGCTGACTCCATCTTTTTTCCAAAGATTTTGAAATGCCAACATATTGTTTAGCATTCAAAATGTTTGTTACTATATAAATTGCATATGCTTTCATTTAAATGTCTCGCGCAATCGCTTGACGATCCCCAATTCGGGCAACGTCTTCAGTTTTCAGTACATTCATGATTTGTTCATATTGAGCTTGCCACATAGGAATGCGCTCATCGTTCTTTAGGAACGGCATGGCTTGCAGGAGTGATCCATAAAGCAAAGCTTGCGGAGCGTATTCTGTGAACCAGTTGCTCTGGTTGGTTGCGTCTAAAGGCTGGACACGCTCGTAATACAGCACCTCATAGGCATAATCATCATCAGGCGTAGGCGCAATCATCCAATGGGTGTAGTCGTAATCACAATAGAAGAAAGGCACATCTTGTTGAGAAGGATCTGGCCAATATTCTCTAAGGTATTCGTACTTTCTCAAGAATATGGGTTGGCGCACGCCATTAACCGTCACGTTCATGGATACGGTTTTCCTCCAGCGGGCTGGCTTATCTATGACGTTTTCGCCTTGAACCATGTTGCTTGTAGCAACAGTTAGGTTTCCAAGAAACTTTAAGTCCGCAGCCATGACTTGTTCCGCCAACATAATAAATGTGGGGATCTTGTCAAGAGTTGCTTGGTCAGTACGCTCCAAATACGATTGGATGTTCTCTACCAGCGACGAATACGTCATTACGGAGGCCATTACCAGTTACCTTTCTTTGCTCCAGCCATGTTGGCCACCAAAGATGGGTACTTAGTACCCGTGCGCTTTGCGAAAGCCTTTGCGGCTTTGATCTGGTTAGGGCTTAACTCTTTTGGCTTGCCAAGACTTTTAGGGCGGGTTTTTTCCCACACAGGCTTTGTTGACATTTTAAACCTCCCATTCAAAAATGACAATGTTTATTACATAAGGGCACATTCAACTTGGCGTCTTTTTAACAGACCAGGCAGCACTTTACCCCCGCCTTTAGTCCAAAGCATCAATTGCTCTTTAGCCCCATCCCAGTCTTGGGCGTTAATTTTGCGCTTTAGGGTGCTAGTTTGGAGTCTGCCCACACCTAAGTTATAACAGAAGTCCACAATTGCATTGCATTTACGCTCATCTGTGGCTAGGACGGGGCAGTTTCTAAGGACGCCGGGTAGGTAGGTGTGTTCAAGTTCATGTTGTGCTAACTCTCTTGCCCGCTCTAAAGTGATTGGAGCATCACCGCTAGTAACACGTCTACCATCTGAATAAACAGTTGAACCTAGTCCAATAGTCCAAATTCCAGCAGGGCACGTATATGGTTTTGAACGGAAGCCTTCAAAGTATTCCACCAAACCAATTGCAATTGACAAGTCTATCTTTGCCATGTTAATATACCAACACTATGAAAACATACACCATTATTTCCAAAGGCATTCCTTGGCTTGTTTGTGAGGATGGTTCTATTTCTACGCCACCAAAAGAAACAACTTACACTAGAACCAGAAATGGAAAAACTCAAACCCTTACATCTAAGTCCAAGGGCGGAAAACTTGCTCAATGTATTACCAAAAGCGGATACTTGGAAGTTGCTTCTCGGCACAACGGCGTTAGAACCAAAGAGTTGGTACATCGGTTAATCGGCATGGCGTTTGTGAATGGCTACGCTGAAGGGCTTACTATTAACCATATTAACGGCATAAAAACCGACAACCGCCCAGAAAACTTGGAATGGGTTTCTTTGGCTCAAAACTCTCAACACGCTTGGGAAAATGGGCTTGTTGACCTGCGTGGTGAAAATCAGCCAGGACATAAACTTACCTCCAAACAAGTTGTATACATCCGAAAACTTCTTCGCCAAGGAATACCCGCGCACACACTTGCCGTTATTTCTAACATGTCTACTAGTCAAATTGCTTTGATAAGAGACAACAAGAGATGGGTGGATGTTTAAACTCATAACCCTCGTTTAGCCAAAGTTCTGTCAAGTATCCAGAAATTTATTACACCAGAGAGCAATGCCATGTCGTCCACAGACCATGCATTCTTCAGCAATTCAGGGACGGGTTGGCCGCTTGCATATCCAATAGCGATTGTGGCAGTCTTAAACACTCCGTACAACAACAGGAGGTAGTAGGTCATTACAGGGCGTACAGAAGCGGATAGCGAGGCTACCCAGCCCCCTGCTGCTTTGACCATTTCGGTTTGTTGGTTGATGGCGGCATTGAAGGCATCCATCACACCTGAATCTACGGTGGCTTCTCTTTGTGCGCCAATCTCGGCTAGCTTTTGTGAGCCTCTGACCTTTTCTAGTTCGCATTGTTTGTCGAACATAGCCAATTCATGTTCGCGCTCGTTCTTCTTGTCCAAAAACTTAAATGCTTCGGGCACTAAACGAAAAATGCCCCCAAGAAGGGAGCCAACAATACCGCCACCGAGAAAATCAAACATACGTCACCCTTTCTTGTTATACAGCTCAAACAAGACTTTTACCTTTTCCTCAAGGACTGCGACTCGGTTATCAAGCTTTGCAAGGACAATCACAAGGCTAACAAAGGCTAATAAGAGAGGCCAAACTTTAGCTAGGATGTCGATGGTGTCCATTACTTATCCTGCTTCAGTTCTAGCTTGTCCATGATCTTATTGAACATCTCTTTGATGTCGCGCATGTCTTCTCTATAGTCATCGCGCTGGACGTAAACTTTAGGGATCTCTTCACGCAGCTTGGCAAGGTCAGACTTTAAGTCTTTCACAGCCGCCCAAAGCTCACGAGCAAACCATCCGCAAACTGCCATGCAGAATCCGAGACCAATGTTAATGAGTGTTTGGGCGTCCATGTTTTTACCAAGTTACGGGTTGATTCGTAATCTTACGCAGACCAAGATTGATTGCTGTAAGAGCCAGAGCTTGCAGTTCAGCACCGATCACAAAGCCGTAGCGCATTTGAAGACCAAGCGCGGCGGCACAGACTACGTTCACCCAAAAAGTTTTAGAAAGATAGAACTTCTTTCCAGTCACTTGGCTGACCAAAGCCTCTGATGCTGCTGCGGCAATAGCTGAATTTACATCGCTCATTCTTTCACCTCTGCCTCGGCTGGTTGCTCTTTCAATGCTTCTTTTAGCATAGTCAAGAACGCATCCTTACCCACGTTTAATTGTTGCAGTTGGAATTGAGTCGATGCAATCTTACGATCCAAGTCTGCTGTGTGGTTCAGCAGGAGAAGCTGGTTCTCGTTGAAGTCGTTAACGTCGAAATCAGTCCCGTCGATTGTCACGATTTGGGGCTTTTTGTTTTCCATATCGTAGTTCCTTTCAATGTGCCGCTGATAATGGGGCCAGCGGCTTGCCCCTTACCAAGGTACGCCAGCTTCTTGTACTGGGTGCTTTTGCAATTCGATCTGCTCGGCCAAGGCGGCTTCTGTAGCGTCTTTGTCTACGCCGTTAGCCCAGCACCAGTCCAATACTTCTTGCTCTGTAACGTCAGCGTAAGGAATTGTGGGAGTACCCTCACCAAAGGAGCAGGTAGAGTAGATAGAAGCTGTGTAGTCTCCATCCACGGCGGTGGCAGTCCAATGTGCACAAAAAATGTAACCAGAATCTGTGTAACGATCTGTATTTGTTACCATCCAATTAATTTGCATATGTTCCTTCTTTCTTTAAGTTCCACGGCAAAGCCGTTTTGTGAATAACAACCGAACCAGTTCCGCCCAATCTTTGGGCGTCGAGCGGATTGACACCTTTTGACAAATTGTATTTTGCAGTACAAATCATTAAATTCCAAGGCACATGCAAGCCACAAACATTGTCACCATTTATTGGAATAATGTGATCCACATGAAGTTTTACACCAAATGTAGACTGCATTTCTTTTTTTGCTTTGTATATTTTTATAAGTTCACTTTGTATGTTTTTATCGTAATGATAAATATTTGCTTTTTTTAATCTTTTATGTCTTACTGCATTGTTTTTTGAATTAGATTTTTTTCTTGATTCAACTGAACATGATGCACAAGAATTGTTACAAGAGTAACGTTTTTTATTGCCGCAACTACCACAAGATGCTCCATAAAAAAACATATCCCCAGCAGACAATGCGGTTTTTCTTGCAATGTATTGTGGCGAATCTTTTCGTGTCCTCACACCTTTCTTAGCGTCATTTGCACAACAACGACCAATGTGACCCCGCAAATGAATTGTTGGCGAAACCATGTAATCGCCATGATCAGGACAAGTAACAACAACTGGCGATGATTTAACGGAGTAAACCGCTTTCTCATAGCTGTATTTGCCGCCATGCACCTTTGTGGCTTTGGCAACAAATTCTTCAGTTGTTGAACGTCTAGACATGGAGATTTTTAGGTTATTTGGCTTCTAGTGCTGCCAAGCGGGTTGTAAGGTCTTGGATAAGGGCTTGTTGCTCTTGTATAGACTTAACTAGCAATGGAACGATTTTGCTATAATCAACACCCCAAGGCATATCTATAGAGCCATCTTCTTTATCAGTTCCTTCAATGACTGCTTGCGGAATAGTGTCTTGTAAGTCTTGTGCAACGAAACCATATTCAACATGATGCCCGTCATTAATCCAGTCATGACTGACAACTTTAGCAGTCAAAACCTTACTAATAGCTGATGGTGCATCTGTAATGTTTTTCTTGAGCCTTACATCTGATGATGTTGGAAATGCTGTTGCCGAAGATGTACAAGAAATACCACCGACATAAGTAGACGAAGCGTTATAGTTAGAAAATGGATACGATGTACCTGTATTAGAAGTAATTTGAGCATTAACACCGTTTCCTGTCCCTGTAGGAACTTTTAATACCAGAGTTGCTGTTGCTGGGTTGGTTGTTTGCCCCATTAATACAGTACCGCTGGAGTCGATACGCATACGGGCTGCGTTGTTAGTGTAAAAATCTACTGGATGGTTTGTAGTCGTTCCTATCGACGCAACACCACCAGAGGAGTTGTAAATAATCGTATTTACAGTTCCATCATTAACAGCAATGCCATTATTAGTTGCAGCAGTCACAACAGTTAATTTTGCACTAGGCGAACTCGTCCCAATACCCACGTTACCAGTTGCGCCAACAACCCGCATTTTTTCGGTAAGAACACCTGCCGCCCAATTGCTGAATACAAGGTCTGTTTCGTTATTGGAAACTTCTGCTTTTACAGCGGAAATTCTTGCAACGACTGGTACTGCATTTCCCGCCCTAGAGAAAGTAATCGCAGAACCATCACCATTACTATTTCCACTTGCATCAAGATTGATTGCGGAAACTACAGATGCCGATGTGGTGACTCTACTATCCAACTTATAAGCAGGCGAACTCGTCCCAATACCCAAATTCCCACTAGCATCCAGCGTCATTGCTTGGGTGAAGGTGATGGCGTTACCTGCTGTGCCGGAGGGGGCTGTGTACCATTGATGCTGACCGCTTGCTTGAATATAGTTACAAGCGTTTCCAGTGCCGTAGTATTTGTATCCTACGTTGTAATAAAAGTTTGAACCAAGACTCAAAGAGCTAGTTGCTACTAAATTTTGACCGCCGCCACCAATTTGAAAGTTACCACTATTGCTCCAAGCACTAGGAGTAACCCCCAAGCCGAGGTTGCCGGAGGAGTTCAGCGTCAGCAAGTCAGAGCCGTTGTAGAAACGCAGGTCAGTGCTGGATGGTGGGTTGTAGATAGACCAAGAGGCCACACCAGTCTGGGTCAGCACAAACTCAGGCTGGCTACCAGAAGCCCTGCGGCTGATGATGCTGTTGTTGCCGTTGATGATGCCGTTGACATCCAGCTTATAAGCAGGAGAACTCGCCCCGACACCCAAGTTTGTACCGTCAAACACCAAACCAGAACCGCTAGTCACGACTTTAGAGCCGTTGAGGTAAGCCACGCCGTTAGCTGTACCATAAGACAAGGTTTCGCTTGTGCCGATGGTTGTAGTGGTGAAAGAACCCGCAGTAGGAGTAGTAGCACCCACAGTACCGTTCAATGGGCCAGCAAAGCCCGAAGAGGTCAATACTGTGCCGCTCCATGTCAGAGAAGCCGATCCGCCCAAAACACCAGCGTTATTGAACTGGACTTGGGTAGTAGAGCCACCGATAGAACCAGTGCCTTTAGAGGCCATAGTCTGAACAACGCCAGAACTGTCCTTGAAAAATAATTTTCCATCTGCGGTGTTCATTGCAAGCTCACCCGCTACCAAGTTGGCGGCGAGGGGAACAGCAGAAGCAGTTGTGCTATAAAAAATCGAGATTGGCGTAAATCCTGTGGCGGCCATATTAATTACTCCTTAGAATGTTCCAGCGGCTATTGTATTAGCTGGGTTGAGGGGGGTGTATCCGAGTGCTGTTGTCACGTTAGAAGAGGTCAGTTCACCACGAATTGTTGCGCTAGATTTGTTGTCTACGTTACCTAAGCCGACCATTGCGGCTGTGATACCGCTTACTGTACCAGTAAATGTTGGCGATGCCAAGTTTGCCTTCAAAGCAATCGCTGTATCAATCGCAGTCTTTGTGTAAGCGTCAGTAATACCAAACCCAGCAATTGTAGTGGGTACGCTAGACAATCCAGAGAATGGAATGTTGATGTTAGCTGTTCCGTCGAACGACACACCTGCAATCAAGCGGGCGTTCTGAAGCGCAGTAGCTGTTCCGGCATTACCAGAAACAGTTGTAGGAGATGCGTGTACGTGATCTGAACGAGCCGCTGTAGTAGCAGTTCCAGCAGCAGCCACACCCAATGCAGCACCTGCGGCAGAACCCAATGACAACAGGCTAGGCTTGTTGGTCAAGTCTGCATAATCACCCGAGGTGGCTACGGTTGCCAAAGAAGGCTTGCCAGTCAGATCAGCATAAGCACCAGAGGTAGCCACGGTGGCAAGGCTAGGCTTACCTGTAAGGTCAGAATAAGCGCCAGTAGATGCTACGGTAGCGTAGGTAGGCTTGTTGGTCAGATCAGCGTAAGAGCCGCTTGTAGCCACAGTAGAGAGGCTAGAGGTGTTAGCCTTGCCAGAGATCGCTGTGGTTACATAGGACTCGGTAGCCAGAGCCACTTCCTGAGAGGTTGGGCCAGCAACCCACTTGCCAGATGTTTCATCCCACAACAGACGCTGACGGGCCAAGTCGCCACGATCCACGTCCAAACCAGCATAACGCAGAGTTACGCCCGATCCGGCTTCACCTTTGTTGACGGTGATGATGTTATCTTTAACGGTCAGAACTGTTGAGTTCACAGTTGTTGGAGTGCCCGCTACGGTGAAGTTGCCTGTAACGGTCAAATTACCAGAGATGGTCTGATCGCCCACAGTAGCCACGGTAGGAGCAGTCAGGGTCACTTGCGTAGCAGAAGTCACGCGAGTCAGAGCGCCTTGTCCAGAAGACTGGATCAGTACGTCACCGTTCTGGCCTGTAGTTTGAATAGTTGTAGAGGCTGCGGAGTCCAAGACCAAAGTACCTGTACCGCTTGTGGCGATACGCATACCCTGATTGTTATCAGAGGTAAAGGTAATAGTGTTGGCAGAAGAACCCAGAACAGGAACACCATCCACGTACAAGGTGTTGGCGTCAATACGCAGTTCTTTGGTGTAGATAGCGCCAAATTTCTTAGTTGCAGAGCCGATGTTGGTCACACCTGCCACGGATGGGAGAATGTCGCCGCTTACGGTCAAGGCTTTAGTAGCGAAGTCTTGCGTAGCAGAACCGCCAGCAGCAGCCACGGATGGCTTGTTGGTCAGGTCGTTATAAGAACCCGAGAACAGGCTAGGCGTACCAGTCAGGTCTGCGTAGTCACCAGAAGTCGCTACAGTAGCCAGAGTAGGTTTACCAGACAAGTCAGAGTACAGACCCGATGTCGCTACGGTAGACAGAGAAGGTTTGCCTGTCAGGCTTGCGTAAGTACCAGCGGTAGCAACAGAGGCTAAGCTAGAAGGATTAACGGGGGTGTAACCCAAAGCCGACTGGATAGAAGAAGTGGTTACAGAAGCGTCCGAACCTGCTGGGCCTGTAGAACCTGCGGGGCCAGTTGCGCCTGTATCACCCTTGTCGCCTTTTAAGCCCTGTGGGCCTTGTGCGCCTGTAGCACCTTGTGGGCCTGTGGCTCCAGTATTACCAGTGTCTCCCTTTAGACCTTGAATACCTTGAGGGCCAGTAGCACCAGTTGGGCCAGCGGGGCCTGTTGGGCCAGTAGCTCCAGTAGAACCTGTGTCGCCCTTCAATCCTTGGATACCTTGAGCACCAGTATCTCCAGTGTCACCTTTAGCGCCAGCAGCGCCTGTGGCTCCGGTATCACCTTTAATGCCTTGGATACCTTGTGGGCCGGTTGCACCTGTTGCACCAGTGGCTCCATTGGGGCCAGCAGGGCCTTGAGCACCAGTAGCTCCAGTTGCGCCTGTAGCACCTGTATCACCCTTCAACTGAGCAACTACGCCAGCAGGGAGTGTGGTGACGTTAGACAGGTCTTTGTTAGCTTTATTGGAAACAATCGTTGTCAATGAGGAAACAGCCGACTCGTCGTTAGCCAACTGAGCAGCAATCTCTTCCAATGTATTCAAAGCGGCGGGAGCAGCACCCACCACAGCGGCAATAGATGTATCAATCTGGCTTTGAATGTTTGCAGAAGTTAGAACCGACGAGCCGTTTACAGTAATACCAGAGGTGTTGATGTGGACATTACCCACGTCAATCACGGTGGCCTTAACTTCAGGCACGTCTACGGAGTCAGGAGCCACCACCATCACTGTGCCGCGCACAGCTTCAGTAAATGTCAAGCGGAAAGAGTTGGCGTCGATGTCTTGCTTGCCAACAGATACGATGTTTCCGTTCTGGTCTTTAACTTGAATCCAGACGTTGGTAGTTCCAAGATTATGAATAACTGTCCAAGTGCTAGAACTCAAGCCTTGTGAGTGAATGTAGGACAGTGTTTTGTGCGAAAAGGGATACCAAGTCTCTAGGCCGCCGATGCTGACGTAGCCGTAGAGGTTGTTGTCCTTAATTAGGAAGGTGCCAACTTTCGGGTTCGCGGGGAAGCCAGTCTCGTTGACCTGCATAACCAGTGCGCCATACAGGGCAAGGTCGTTATAGATTCTTGATTCCATTTAAATTCCTTTCGGGGTAATGCCCCTCATATATGCCGTGCCATGAGCAACCTTTTTCATCACTAAGAGCGTGTCGTAAGACTGGCTAATGAAATCCAATAGTTCTTGTTTTTTGACGACACCGATTTTGTACATTTCATATTTCTCTTGTACGTCATCAGCAACGCGGATTAGCCATTCACGAATTCTCTCAGCTTCGGTCACTCTCTAATATCCTCGTCTCAGCAGTTTCGTAAAACCGCTTTATCCATTCGATATTCTCAGACAATTGATCTCTATCATCTTCACCAAGTGGGTCTTCAATCAAATCCGCTAGATCACGAATCTCACTTTCAAGTTTTGAAAATGCGTCGTCCATAGTCTTGATGGAGTTGAAGTCGAAGTTTGGCAGAGCTTTCATAAGAACGGGGGGTGATTAGCCCCCCTCCTTAATTACACGGCTTTGGCGCTACGGCAGATCGCTTTGATCTTCAGAGCGGTAGACAAGTACACTTTAACAGTGTTGCTGTCTTGCTCTTCAACCGACACGATGTCGTTGTAGTACTTACCGTTGGCACGCTCAACTTGAACGCCCACGTCCACGAAACCGTTGTTCAGGTTGTGGGTGATGGTGTGCACGGTAGCAGCAGCGGATGCTTGGAATGTGAACACGGTAGCGTTGTAGTCGCTACGGATAGCTGTGTCGGCGGCTGCACGAGCAGAAGCCTCAGCGCTTACAGCAGCTTGACGGTCAGAGATTTCTGTGTCAATACGGCCACCCAAAGCAACTTCAGCAGCTTGAGCGCGGCTGATTTCGCTGTTCAAGTCGCTACGCAAAGAAGCGTCAGCGGCAGAACGGGCAGATGCTTCGGCTGTATCGGCAGCAGCGCGGGCTGTGGCTTCAGCAGAAACGGCAGCTTGGCGGTCAGCAATCTCAGTGGTTAAGTCGGTACGCAGACCAGCTTCAACACCTTCTGCACGGCTCTTTTCAGTAGCGATGGCAGTAGCGTTAGTTTGGTCGCCAGACTGACGTGCAGAGATTTCTGTGTTCAGGTCGGTGCGCAACGATGCGTCAGCAGCGGCACGAGCGGTGGCTTCGTCGCTAACGGCTGTTTGGCGGTTGGTGATCTCAGCAGACAGATCAGAACGCAGACCAGCTTCTACGCCTTCGGCACGTGATTTCTCAGTAGCGATTGCAGTAGCGTTGGTTTGCTCAGCAGCTTGTGCACGAGCAATTTCAGCGGTCAGATCGGTGCGGAGGCCAGCCTCAACGCCTTCAGCGCGTGACTTCTCGGTAGCGATAGCGGTTGCGTTAGTAGCATCACCGGCGGCGCGAGCAGTAGCTTCAGCAGAGTCAGCGGCGGTACGTGCAGCAGTTTCAGCAGTCAGGTCTGTACGCAAGCCAGCTTCCACGCCAGTAGCGCGGGTAACTTCAGCAGCAATGCTGGTAGTCAGGGTCTGCTCTGCACCTTGAGCGCGAGAGATTTCGCTAGACAGGCCAGAGTTAACTTCGTTGATAGCACCAACCAAGTCAGACTTGTAGGTGGTGTTCAGGTTGCTCAGGTTACCGATCTTGCCGCTGGATTGTGCTTCCAAGCTGGTAATACGGCCATCCAATGCTGTGTCAGCAGCGGCACGGGTAGAGGCTTCTGCGCTAACAGCGGCTTGGCGATCCGAAACTTCAGTGGTGATGCGGCCAGACAGGGCAGTCTCAGCGGCGGTAGCACGAGTAACTTCAGCGTCCACGTTGTCTTGAACGTCACCAATCATGCCTTCGAGCACGTTGATGATGTCAGGATTGTTCTCAAGAGCTTGAGCTAATTCGGTGATGGTGTCCAAAACCGAAGGAGGGATACCGCCGAGCAGGTCAGCTTTAGCTTGATCAATTTTAGCGTCCAAAGCAGCTTCAGCAGCAGTAGCGCGTGTGATCTCAGCAGACAGGTTAGAAGCAATGGTGCCTTCAGCAGACTGGGCACGGGTTGCTTCAGCAGCAATAGATGCTTGAACAGCGGCCAACTCAGTAGCAGCAGACTCAGCGTCTTTGATGGTGCGAACAACAACAGCGCCAGAGCTGTTCAAAGAGGAATAACGAACTACTTTGTCAGTAGAGTTGAACCATACACGACCAGCAGCAACGGGGCTGGGGTCAGCAGATAAGATTTCGAGGTTGAGGTTTTCTACGTAGGCATTAGCCGCAAGGGTAATACCGTGAAATACTGGGAAATTAGCCATGAGTCACTCCAAAATTAGGGAATTAGTTTTACAAGTTTTCTTTACTCGACACGACTCACGCAGACGGAATCTTACTTCAGAAAGCGACGAAGAACAAGAAGTTCTTGATCAACTCTCAAAGCATCAGACCCTGCGTGTTTGACTCGCCATTCGGTCTCACAGACCTCACTGCTAAAGTAAAATTTTTCGTCACGGTAGGTTTGAAGCACCGCGCCATGTGCTTTCATGTACGCGGCCAAGTGAATATCACGTTTTAAAACAACAATGTCATAGGTCATAAGGAAAACACTACGTTTACCGAACCAGCAGTAGGCTCGGTCATGTAAACAACAAATTGGTTGGGACTAATCACTTTAATTCCAGCAAAAAATTGTTGGTAAGAGGAATCAAATAAACTAGCAACAAAGTTATACGTCCCTAGGTTGTGCGTCACAGTCCAGCTTAATTCAGGGGTGTTGAATGTATAAACACGACCAACTGAAGTTAAACCTGCTGATGTAGCTCCCGTCCCGTAAACTTTGCCGTATGGACGTGCAAAGTAAGTGGCCATTTAGATACCTGCCTGTAACACCTTTAGAATAACGGAGCCTGATGTATATTCCGTGACACGAACACGCACTCCAGAGACTGGGTACGCATAATATCCATCAGCATTAGCTGTTTGATCTACAATAAATGGAAACCAAACAATATCAGCAGGATTGTGGGCAGTCCACAAATCATGATAAGTATGCTCAACGGTGTATTTTAAAGTAGAACCAGGGCTTAACATTACAGCAACTGACACGTTTACAGGCGTTAAGTTAATATCCACACCCACCACATCAGTTGTTCCAAGACCTGTAACCTCGGTCTGAACTTGTCTCGACATTAGAACGTCCCTCCAGAAATACCGCCAGTAGCGGTCACAGTTGTAAAGCTACCTGCGGCTGCGGTAGTGCCTCCAATGACGGTTCCGTTAACCGTTCCACCAGTGATTGTTACGCTGCTTGCGTTTTGGGTTGACATAGTGCCAAGCCCAGAAATATCTGTATTTGGAATAGTGGCTGAAGCCGTCAGGGCAGATGTTCCCGAACCTTTGACGTATCCCGTAAGGGTGGCTGCACCAGTTCCGCCATTGGCTACAGGCAAAGTGCCCGATGTTATTTGAGACGCCGCAATAGCAATTGCCACGCTAGATGCGCTTGTGATTTGACCCTGAGCATTAACAATGACTTGAGGTACAGAGCTTGCACTGCCGTAGGTGTTTGCAGTGACGCCTGTATTGCCAATGTTAAATGTGTAAGAGGGAGACTCTGTTAAACCAGTTCCAGCAGAGTAGGTAATTGGCGCACCAAATTGCTGGAATACTATGGATGTAATTCCAACGGTAATAGGAAGGGGCGTCTGCTGAACCCAAGACGTATTGGCGTTGGCTGTTCCTGCGGTAATGAGGAAGAAGTCACCAGCATCAATTTGGTTAACGCCTGTTCCTGCTGTGTTGTAGTCAGTTGCCCTTGTAAGAATATAGGGAGTGCCAGCAGTTCCAACTTGGGTAACGGTGTATACACCATTGTTAGCACCAGCCGCTTCATTCTTGACCAATACGCGATTACCCGCCACAGTCAATGTGCCGTCTACGCTCAATGCACCGTTAGCATTTGCGGTTAAGGTTGCCCCAACACCGAATGCGCCATTGTTGTAGGTGTTTGCTGGAAGTGCAGCAGTAGTTGCGAGGCGACAGGCTTGATGGAAATTAAGGCCCGCAGAAATTCCATCTACATAAGTTTTATTTACAATATCATTACCGCCAGATGGTGCGGTAGTAATTGTTCCAGTAGTAAGCGCCACAGAGCCTAATGTCCCTGATGTAGCGTTAACTGTAGTAAACGTACCAGCCGCGGGAGTAATTGCGCCTATGGTGGTTCCGTTAATTGCCCCGCCAGAGATGGCCACAAAGCTTGCGCTCTGAGTAGACATG